CTGAACTAAAGTTTGTAGAAGGTATCCAACTCTTCGTCTATGGCTTCTAATTTGCCTGTCATCATAAAATGTCTATTGGTGCTATCGATTACAATTTTGCTCTGCAATTGACGGATCACTTCCTCACGCATTGCTTCACGCATCTTGATGTATGCCTTGAAGTTTGGATCGTTCTTGAGTGAGACCAGGGCAGTCACCGCTTCTTCGGGGTCAATTTCGTGGTAGGTTTTCATTTTAGGAGTTCGTAAAGTAAGGATAGGCTTAAAAACATAAGTTCTATGATCGCGTCGCGCTCGATGAAGAACATGACCAACACAATGATCCAATACCATTCTCTTTGCAGATGTTGCACATGCTTATCTCTTTTTGCCTTTATGCAGACCGTGCCTGGCGTGTTGCTTACCTTTCTTGGTGGCCGCCCGTTTCTTCCTGTTGGCCGCCGCAAGTTTTGCCCTACCCGATTTTGTGCTTTTTAATTTCTTGATTGTCTTGGCAGGTGCATAGACCTCACCTGTCTCGGAGGACTTCTTACCGGAAGCGGTTCTCCACTTCTGTCCGGTCCATCGCTTGAGGGACTTCTGTGACTTCTTTAAAGCCATTAGTTGCGATACCCTCCGCCTTTGGATTTGTATTCCTTGGCAAGCATTTGAGCTTTTCTAGCTGACCATTGACCTGCCCGTCCGCCCTTGGTCCCACGCTTGATCTTCTCAAATAAACGCTTACGCATGGTGGGTTTGGTGTAGTTACCCGCCTCATTGACGCGGGACTTAGCTTTCTTCTTTGCAGGCATCTTAGCAATTCCAAGCTTTGCGTGACCAATAGTTAGCGCTCAACTTAGTATTCTTTCCCTTAATCCCACCACTCCTCGCACAATAGCTTTTCTTACGGGCAGGTTGGTTCTTCTTTATACTTAAGTTAGCATCGCCAAAGCGTATGGTTTTCTTTTTGCCACCCTCAGATGCAAGCACGACAAATTTCTTTTTGCCGTAACCAGGTTCACCCTTACGAATCCTGCGGGGTGAATTTACTTTACTTGGTCTTCCGCTTGCCACGCTTATTAACCATCTTCTTTCCGGTCTTCTTAGCGTAGGACTTGGCCTTAGCCATTCCGGTTTTTCCGTATCCGAATTTCTTTTTACCTACCATTGGCATGATGTTGGTTCCTTTCTATGCCGCGTCTGCGGTTTGCCCGAACTGCGTGGGAGCCGCGCCTAGTCTGCCAATCTGAGCGTTTGCCTGCTGTTGAATCTGCATCTGACGCTGTTGCATGTAGTTTTGAATACGCTCCTGCAATGCGGGATCTTGTTGAGCTTTTTGTTGAATGTCGGGTTGTGCCAACCACTGTTGAAATACTTGCATCTTTAATTCGTGAGCATCGGAAGGTTTCACATTTGGTGGAACTCCCGCAACCAACTCGGCAATGGTTTGACGCTCCTCGGAGACCGCATTCTGTGATGCAGTTTCCTTTGGCAGTAATACCTTCTCGGATGCACCAGGTAATACCTGTCCGATTGCTAACTGCAACAGACGCTCAGTGTCCAGGGTTCCGTTCTTATCGAGCATACCGCCAAGTTCCGCAACCGTCTTCACCCGTTCAAGCATTTGCTGTGGGTCTTGAGTTGCGGCATCAAATTGCAGATAAAAATCAAAGCGTTCATTTGCCGCACCCTTGGAAAACTTCTGCATGTCCCGCATTCCGGTCACCCGGAAGAACTCTGCGTCAGGACCATACTGTTGGTAGAGCGTATAAATCTGATCGAATAAATGCTTGAGATGCTGAAAGACTTTATCGATGTTTCGCTGTTGCTTCATCTGAGCCTCAACGGGATCAACGCCTGGTGCGTTTCTGCCAATCAATCGGTCATATTGTTCTTTTACATATTGACGAACCTGAACCGATCCACCATCGAATCTCGGAGTATCCGCAAATCGGTACTCACCTGGAGTGCGATACGGAACCCGCACCCCCGGACCCCATCGTGTTGGACTCCTTCCAAATGGCACGAGAAGTGGAGGAAGTGTGGCAAGGCTTTGCCTGTCAATCGAAGCATCCTCTTCAATCTTTAAAATGTTTTGCGGCCCCTCACCAAGTTCGGCAACCGAGCGGGAGTGGTAGAGGCGCTTACTTGTTTTCTCATATGTGGATACAACGAAAGGATACTTACCATGCCCATAGTCCAGGAGTTGATGCTTGGCGTAGACTTCCGGCACATCACTGCAAAAGATTGTGCAGAATATACCGGGAATATCATCCTCATCGAGTAAACGCTGATAGCAGTAGATTACGCGGATGGTCTCATCATCATTGCGAATCACTTCCTCCTGCAAACGCATATTATTGATCGCAGTGTCCACATCTCCGCGTTGTGCAAGTTGAATGGCTTTATCCACGAACTCCTCATCCCATCCTTCGGTATTTATCTTCGCACGAAGTTGTTCAGGGGTCATATTAATGACATGGAAAACATAAGGTGCTTCCTGCGGGTCAATCGCATAGGATGGCCAAAATACATCCTCATCAGGAGCAAGCGCTTTGATGCGGGGTTGATTAATTACCCTGCGGGTTACGGGTACAGTGGTCTCACCGTCCTGGCGTAACTCCCTGAGCATTCCGCGAGCCTTGGCCTTGGATACCTTAAATTGTTCGTTCAGGGCGGCGGCTAATTCGTTGTCCATGCTCCCGTCCTGAATAGCAGTCGCAATCTGCGGAAGGGCTTGGGCAATCTGATCAAGCTGAATGGATTGCTGTTGTTTGAGATCCTGAGAATCCCAATAGCAGTAATGAACCATCATGCCCTTCTCGTAAAAGTGATTCAACCCAAGTTCCACTTCATCATAGAACTCAGTCATCTTGGTGTTCAGCATCCATCGCATGAAGTTACTGATCACATTGGACCGCTCAATATCATCGGATTCCACAGGTGTGGCCACAATGTGAGCGCGGCGGATCGCATTGAGTGACATGGAGACTAGGCAGTTGATGGTCTCATCCACCATGCGGACTTCCTGATCTGAGGCTCCATCCCAAGGGAAAACCTCTCCCGTCTCACTCAGACTGCCGTGCTTCTTATAGTCATCACTCTTACCATTCCATAAGCAGTTCCGAGTGTCATAATCGCGTTGCCTACGATCCATCCACTCACCCAAGTCACTTTGGGTACGACGGTAAGTTTCCTGCAAATATCCAATATCAGGTTCCTTGGAAACGTACAGCAATTCGGGATCAGCGCTACTTTGCATTTACCTACCCACTTTTTTCATGGCAATCTTATGAGACTCAGTAAATGTCTTCCCTCCACGCATAAGCTTTCGCATGTGAGCCATGTGTTTTTGCGTATGGTGCTTGGAATGACGCTTGAGGGTATCCTGTTGCCTTTTGGTTAATTTACTTACCTTCACGATGCAGTAGCAAATTATAGTCCTTTGTAGTTGACTAGTCAAACGGTTAAATTTAAACTCTATTTGTTTTAGTATTATTCATATTTCCCCCCGTGGTCTTTAGCGTTAGAGGCCACGGGGTTTTTTAAAGTACAACTTCAATATCCACCACCACCTGTGGCCACCATTGAGCCGGGAGTGATGTGATCCGCACCACTGACCATGAGGTATCGAATGCAGTCAATTTGGTCCTTAAAGTGTTCAGCGCGGGACTGCCCCGTATACTCAAGCATCGAGGTAATTGTGTTATCGCATTGGTCTGAGATATACAACTTTGGCTTATTCTCGTCGGTCATTTCCTCGGTATCGTTCCACGATAACGCATCATTGATCTTCGCAATTCCTGACTCGATCTCCACACCAGGTGCGGGGCGCATAACAAAGCCCAAGTTTGCCATCGTAGTAATAATATTACTCTCACCCTCCTTCTCCCTGACTGTGGCCGCACCCATGCGCGGGTCAACAATTCGCTCAAATATCTCCTCCTCATTCTCCAAATCCTCGAAGTGATTCTTATAATCAGAGTATCCCCAACCGAGTGGCCTTTGGGCAGGGCCAGGCTTACCCACGCTCTTCCCTACCCCATTAACATGTGGCAAGGCCCATTGGCCCATCGTTGAGTCAGGGAACTCGCGGTATATATAAATACTTCCGTCCCGCATAACTCCCGCCCAAATGCAGACCCAAGGTTTTGAGCCGCCAGGATCAGCAACGAAGTAGCGGGTGACAGGTATCGAATCATCCTGAATAAAGGGGATCTTCTCATGCGGGATTACATTTACTTCCCTGTTGAATTTTGGGAACCTGCCTTCCACTGCTTTGCTCGGAATGCCGTATAATCGGGCAAGCTTGACCTCTAAGGGTTGCTTCGAATAGGTGCGGATTAATTCGTTTGCATTCACAAAAGGTGACATCTCTGACCAAAAGTAATAAATCCGGCAATCAGGCCAATTGGCGGAGACCTGCTCAATAGGTAAATCCCGTCCAAGAAGTTTACTGTATTTCTTTTCCACAGTCTCCGCGCCCTTGAGTAAGCTATTAATCAAAGGCGTGTAACCTTGAAGTGTTGTGAAGGATAAAATTAAGCGTCCCGAAAAGTCAGTTAGCCTCGCCAATAACGTATTAAAAATTGCCTCACTTACCTCTTCATCGCAGTGTATCGCATGTGCGGACCAACCCTCAAATATCTGCGGGTCTGCCATGAATTGTCTGTAATTATTAAAGCTTATTGTACTTCCCCTTTCCGCGCCTGGTGCGCTTGGTGGAAGAATAGCTTTACCCGAATTAAATCCGTTTTTCTGAGTGTATTGCAAAGAATGGTTTGTACTCTTTTTCTTTGCCCGTTTGTATCGGGCAGGAAGAGCCTCCCAAATATAGCGTTGAGCGTCCGCAATACTCCGTTCCTCTGATACATGCATACTTCGGATTTCCGCTTCGGGGATTTGCTCTGCCAAGTGTACCAACAGCCTCGAACAAAGAGTTGTTTTCGAACTCCGGTTCCCGCCGAGTATCACATGGATCTTTGTGTCTTTCCATCGATCCATCACCCTTCGCCAACCCGGTAATGTCCATCCCCACTTGATCGGATCTTCCTTCTCGCTGTTGGGTTGATCAACCATTAAGCGGCTCAGAATCTCCGCCCGTTCCTGCGGTAGTGCGTCAATCTCTCCCTCACTCAACGCACAGGCAAGCTCGCCCTTCTCGTATTTTAAATCATCGGTCCAGGGAATACCAAAGTGCGCGTCAATCTCATCTGCGTAGGTTATCTTCGGCATTTCTCTTCCATCGCATTTAAATAAAACCACAAATCCATGACCTCTTCGCGGCAACTGCGTAGCTTCTGCTCCAAGGTCATGCGTGATAAGCCCCTGCTCCCATCGGGATTATGCTCCCGAATACCCGCCATAAACTTCTCGCGGGCCTCCTTCGCAAAGCGTTCCAACGCTTGCTCCATGATCTCCTCATCAGTCATCCCAAAACCCCTTCACCTTGACGCACTGTTCAGGGAAGACCCGAAGGATTGGTTCTATATCCTCTTCATCGCGCGTTTGAGTTGTACGTCCACCATACTCAAACTTGTAATCCTTACTAAAATCCCACTTATGATAACATAATGTATCAGTGCATCTGAAAATAAGAAAAAAATCCTTACCGCTCGTCATAGACAGTCTTCTTGCCGCCATGATCTTCTTTTGTGAAATCATAAAAGGGAATCTGCCAAACTTCATATTTAAACACTTTACTTCCGCCCAAGCGTAGCGATCTCCCTTCCTGATTAAAAAATCAAGTACCCACGGAATCTTCTTCAATTTAATAAACTCTGAGTCCCATTTCTTGGATAAGAAAAGCGCCACTTGTTTCTCATTTTCGAGGTCTTCTTTTGTCTCGTACTGTTGTCTCATCCCCTAGCCTGCATCTCCATGCCCACTATGATTGCCGTTTCGAGCGTTTCGACCGGGATTTCTTTTTCCCCGACGCTCCATCCCTGCGTATCCGTTCCAATGTCTCTTGGTCGAATTTCGACGGGGGTGGTCCCAACTTTCTCAAGTCGCACGGTACATATTGAGGTACGCAACTCGGTATCGCTCGCCCGTACTTTTTCCAATAAATCGGATTCCAACCCTGCGGGATATTCATTTCTCATAGCTCGCCTTGGTCTCCATCACCTCACTCCATAAATCACAACTTCGCTTCTTTAACTCAAAACTCTCCTGCTCAAGACTGTCTATCTTCGCTTTCAATCCCTCAATCTCCGCATTCTTCCTGTCCAACTCTGCGGATAATCGCTTCACCCATTGGGGCCAACTCTCTATCTTCTTTCCTGTTGAGTGGTAAATATTCATTCATCCTCCTCCAATTCAATATCACTCTCGAACTCCACAACATCCTCATCGAAATACTCATCCACCGCATCACCTACGCACTGAAGTAACTCATCATCCTCCAGGTCACTCTCCTCACTCCATCGATGAAGCAAAGCCTTTACCTCATGCACAACCTTCCTACTTGGTGTTTCCATAATCAACCCTCCTGAAATCAAACTTCCTTTGCGGTAACCTACGCTTCTCATCTGTGCGGATCGCGACCAGGTTACCCTCCTTATCACGGGCATACTTCCCATCCGCAGTGCGTAAAAACTCTTTGACCTGATTCTTTGACCAAAACCTATCCCATCCACGCAGGGCTTCATCACGGGTAAGAATACGCTCACGCATCCTCGTCCTCTTCGTCCTCGTCGGATTCGCGGGCGGCCTCGATCATCCAATACAATCCTCGCCTACTATGCCGATCCTCCCATAACTCTTCGGAGTAATTGTCTGCTAATTCATCTTCTTCCATAAAGTTCTCCATGCTAATTCTGCGGTTTGTGGCACGACTCCATTCCCCAAGAGCCTAAGTCTGTCCACCCTGTGCTGAGACCCATCAACTGCTCCACCCAATTCGGATTGAGCTTCGGTGACCCGTGGTTCTTCCCAAGCGTACTGCTCTTCTCCGGGGCGGGCGGGCCATAGTGTTTCTTCGCTTCCTGTATCCGTATCTCCTCCTCCAAGTAAAGTGGGACTGAGTTCTTGCCCTTCGACTTGCGAAACTTTAAGCACTTCTCCATTGTCTCCTCGCTCCTCGGTCTGCTCATCGCAGTTGGAGTAGGCCAATTCTTCTTCGCTTCCTCCGCTAGTATCTTGCCCCCCGTTCCGGGCTTGCGACTGCCGGGGTTCCCGGCTCGCGGGGTGGGCCAATTCTTCGGGTTGTGTACCACTTCCCCTAGATTGCACTTCCCCCTGTCGTAAGTCGCGTCCCTGCTCATCGTTTCCCTCGGTGTGGGCCAATTCTGCATCTGATTCAAGTCTCTCCCCAAGCACTTCTGATTGCTCTCCTTCGCAGTTCTCGCTCCCTC